CCCTGCCATTTTTACTTGCCTCCTTAAAATACAATAATCGCAAGGAAATCTGATACCTTGCGTTCTTCATAGCTCCATCAAAGATATATCCAGGGGAAAGAACCTCTATCTCTTCTGCACACATTCCTTCCGGAAGCTCCGGGAGGTTGCCTGCCATGCTGTTCTCCTCTACCCAGTCCGCAAATTCTTCATAGAACGTGCTGTTCTCTATGTTCTGTACCCGGTCCATGCTGTAAAACTCCCTGGAACCGAACTGGAACTGATACTGCCGTTCCGAACTGCCGTCTACATATCTCTGGATTACCGGGTCGAATATCCCGGTCTCTATGGTGTACTCTACTGGGTCTGGCCCAAGGGCATCTACCCGGAATACACCGTCTTTCAAAAGAGGACATTTCAGAAAATACTCTGTTATGCCCTCCAGTACACTATTTACTTCCATGTGACCTCCTAAATCTTATCTGCTCCTCGCAGAATGTCTTCTTTTTCAGCCACCTTCGTTCTCTCAAACCAATGTGCTCCTCGGTTCGCATCATACGGTCTGGTGTCTGCTGTTCCGTAATACTGCATGGCAGCATACGGGGCAATGTAATCCACCTCTCCACTGCCTACATCCGTTCCCAGTTTACCGGATTTCTCCAACATACCAGTCTGGAACGGAACCCTCGGACTGCACCTTCTCAGTACCTCCGAATCTACAAACATCTGCTTTCTGCTGAACTGAGCATTCCTTTTTGCCGCAAAATCCTGGTTCCAGGTCAGCTCCGCTTTCCCGTTCCCGGAATTGATGATTAAACCTTTCGGAGTAGTGATCTTTTTCAGTGCCATCACGCACCCCCTATTCTCCAGTGCTTCGTCCTGTCGGTTCCTCTGATTGTATTGTCGGCATACTCTGTGACAGTCACAAAATCTTCATCGTGCTGTCTCAGCTTTGCTAGCTCCTCAATCGTCTCTTTCAGAATGATGCCCTGGCGGAAACTGAACGTATCGAACAACCACTGTCCGGCCACTACATACTGTCCTCGCACAATATAAGCTCCCTTCTGGATAGTCCAGTACCTCTCTGCCTCTTCATCTGACAGCTTCTTGTATTTTTCTTCGCTTATATACTGTTTTCCGGCTTCTACTGTCGCTGTGGCCGGGATTCGGATTACGCATTTTGCTTTATCCTTACGGTCTGTGTCCGATACAGCCTCTCCCTTTGTTCCGTACCACGAAACGCCCATAATTCTTGTCGCACAGAGCTTTTCCCGGCGGTCTGATCCAATTCTCAGATTAAAGATAGTCACATCACTGTTTGTCATCATACTCTTTCACCCACCCTCTGTTCAGCAGTCCGGTGTTCGCCAGATATGACCTCACAGCCCTGTACATCTCGTTATGCAACGCCGTATCATTCATGGCATCCGCATAGCTGATGGAATATCCATCGTTGGATTCTGACTTCACAACAGCTTCTCTCTTTTCGTTCTGCACTGCCACCGTATCAGCTACACAGCAGATTGCATCCTTAATTGAGTCTATAACCGAACTCAGCCTTGCAATCCGGCCAAACGTAACCTGGTTCACGAATGCTTCCGAAATACTCTCGGCTCTCTTGAAATCATTCTCCGTTTTTATCTGCGTGCCACCGTAATCATTCTTGTAGTATGCAAAATCCACATACGGTCTTCTTACGTCCTCCTGGACCATCGAAACACCCCTTTCTGATAAATTGGTAGGCTGCAAAGAAAAATCAGCTATTCGCCGGGTTTACGCCCTCCTGCGTAGCTGAATCTTTTTTGCCGGTCTTCTTTTCTTTCGGAGAAGATGTGCCCGTTCTAACTTCCGGCTCCAGGCTTTCAAGCGAATAGCCCATGCTTTTGTAATATGCTGCCTTTCTTTCGGGAATCCGGCAGGAACTCCCGTCTTTCGTTGCTAAATACATAAGCTACCTCCTACTCAGTTTTCTTTGAGCCTTTGGCCGCCGGTTTCTTTTCGGAATCCTCAGAAGTCGGTGCAACTGCTCCCATTGTAGCCTGTGCCTGGATTGCAGCTTTCAGCTCATCGTTCTCCTTCTGAAGCTTAGTAATCTTCTTGTCTGCATCCTCCGCATACAAGGTTGCCTCTTTCAGTTTTGCTTTCAGCTCATCGTTCTCCTTTTTGAGCTTTTCAGCAGTTGCCTTGATGTTTTCCGGCTCGAACAGTATATTGTCATTCTCATCCCGGATAATGTAGCCCATCTTCTTGTATTCATCGAATTTCTCATCCGGGATTCTGAGAACTCTGTTCTTTTTCTCAACTTTATACATATGGTTTCTCCCTTCAAAAATTGGCTCCATGCACACACACAGAGCCAGTAATCAGTTTCTTTTATGCGTTCACATGGAAATCAATAGCGTCCATCTTATGAGGCAGGATAAACACATCCTCGAAAGACTCCTCGAAGTAGTCATATTTACCCTGGGAACCTGCGGACGGCGGGTCGAGCTGAGCGAACTCGTAGGAAATCGGTGTGATTACCGCCATCGGATGTACCAGAACCATGTTGATCTGCTTCGCTGTGGAATCTACCTTCCAACCCTCGGTAAAGTCATACTTCGTCTTCATCATGTCACTCGGTACACTCTCCGGAATCTTCACATCATCAATAGAATTGATTGCTCTCTTGATTGCATCAGAACGGCTGCCGACATCAACGGTTCTGTAAATCTGCTTCGCATTGTTGATGAGCGTTCTGACATCCGGTGTCACATACAGGATTCTTCCAGCTCTCGGAACTCTCTTATTATCCATGTCCTTCATCATCTCATCAAAGACGGTCAGCACATTCTCCTCTGTCAGTGCTTCACTGTGGGCTGTCTTCGTTCCGTCAGTGGTCCAGTCTGCATACAGCTTGGAAATGCAGTAAGCATTCATCTCCGGGAACTTCTGCTCCTCGTTGTAAACCTTCGTGATATTTCCGATTGCCACTACGCCCTTGGTCTCTGCAATATCTCTCGGATGTACCAGTGTCTGCCACTGTCTGTGATTCTCCAGTGTCAGCGGTTTCCACTCGTTGTTATAGTTACGCTTTCTGGTTCCGATGGTATCTCTATCTCCATCGGTACGGCCAGTTGTGGAGATTGTCGGCACCTCGATAACTCTGGAATTTACCCAACGGAATCTTCCGTTGTTCGGTGTCGCAAATAAATCTCCAAAATACAGGACATACGGGAACATCTGCTCCAGTGTCTGTAAATACTCGGTTGCATAATTTAATTTCGCCATTTCATTCTCCTCCTGTTAGTTCTTGTCTGGCTGTCTGATTAAGTTGAACCCGAACGGATTAAACTGTGCTTCTTTTCCCTTGACTCCTTCGCCTCCGGCTCCGCCAGTTCCGCCAACTCCTCTTGCAAAGAACGGCTTTCCTTCCTCTTCCTCATGGGAATCGTCTGCCGGATCGCTATCATCTTCGATAACAAAAGCTCCCTTGTAGTCGTCATTTTCCATGAGAGACTTCATAAACTCATCGCCTCCCAGGAACTTTCCGTCTTCCAGGGTAAAGTTCTTCTTTTCAAACTCTGCTCTTACACCGTTTTCAGCAGGCTTGCTGGAGAACTTATAACCACCCATGAACATATCCAGTGCATGGGTACGCTCCTGGGCTGCAAGCTGTGCAGTCAGCTTCTGTGTCTCCTGGGTGTACTTTGTCTCCCAGTCCTTTGCAGACTGCTTAATGCCGTCAATATCCATGTCCTTGTAGGACTGAATCGTTGTATTGGCATCTGATAACTGCTGCTTTACTCCGTCCAGCTCTGTAATCTTGGCATCCAGTTTTTCCTTCGACACATAGCCTCCGGCTTTCACATCTACTACCTGGATTTTCTTGTCGGCATCAATCGCCGCCTCCAGTTCCGCATAGGTCATAGCCTTAGGTTCTTCGCCGTCCTTCGGGGTTCCAAAAAATTTCTTCAAAAATTCGTAAGCCATTTCACTTACCTTCCTTTCTTCGTTTCGCTGATTTCGTTTAGATTCCGGTTCACTCCGGCACTGCTATCGTGCGTTTATATCTCCGCACGCAAGAGAAGGAGACAGTTTATATGCCATATCACAGGGCAAAAAACAACAGCCAGGCGTTCCACCAACGGACCGGCTGACTGCTATTTGTTTTCGTGGTCTTAAAGGGTGTCTATGAACTTCTGAGAGTTCCCAGGACACGTTTTAAGTGCTTCAATGGTAAATTGTAAGGGTTAATGTGTTACAGCCCTATACGGGGCGAATACCATTTCACCCATGGTTGGGAGATAACAAGATCACCTCCTTCCTACTCTTCTACGAATACAACCCAGTCCTTAGCTGCCATATCTGTCTGAGATGGCGTCCATGGCACAAGCCCTTTCGGTGCATTTTCGTTGTCGGTCACAAGCCCGGTAGTGACGATATAGACATACTGCTGAGTCATTTTGCTGTGTTCATCCGGGAACTGCATTTCAAGGTAAATTCCTTTTCCATTCCAGCCTTTTCTTGCCACCTTGACGCCACGCTCCAGGAATTTGTACGCATCCCCGAATCCAAACGTAGCCTCTCCGCCGAGTTCCGGGCAGTTCTCTTCATCTGCAATCTGCCACTCATCAGAAGCAATATTGTCGAAGGTGTACTCCGGGCGGTCTGTCTGGCGAATATTCAGCTCCTCTCCGTCTTTGGTGTGCATCATGATTGTTTTCTTCTCTGCATCCCAGTACCAGTAGCCGCCCCAGTTCGGCAGTTTTACCTTCACGCCCTGTTTCATCAGCATATAGGCATCTGAAAACATCATGGATGGTCCAAAATCAGCATAAATACAAGCCTCCTCAATGTAGATATCCTTGCAGTTTGCATGAACCAGGTCTTCATTGTAGGTACGGTCAATGTATTTCATCTTCTCCTCAACATTCGGATTGACAATGGTTTCTGTCTCTCCAGTCGGCATGTGGATATACAGGAAAATCATTTCCGGCTCCTTGCCTTTTCCTTTCAGCTCCTCATACTGTTTCATCAGTTCTTCTTTTTTCATGCTTATTTCCTCGCTTTCTTATTCGCCCATACAGCTTTTCCGCTGACTGAGCGGTTAAATGATACCAAGTTACCGTTGCCGTCATATACGGCTGATACCTGCGTTCTGGCAGTATCTACGCTTCGTCCGGTTTGCTTGCAGAAATCCTTCATCTGTGATTCTTTCTCTTTCAGCTTCACAGATTCTTTCTGGAACTCCTCTCGGAAGTACGCTCTGTCGGCTTCTGACTGAACCGTCTGGATATACGAATCATAGGCGGCCAGGATTCTCTTATACTCTCTGACCGCCCGTTCATATTCACGCTGCTTCTGCATACACTCATACTCCGTAAGAAGGTTCCCTGCAAACGAATACTTTGGTCTGCTATAGTCCTCCAGATCACCTTTCGTGTATGCCGGTTTTGAAATCCCCGGCCAGTATGGATAGAAGCTATGTCTGCAATTCCAACCACACAAACCGGCTCCTGTTCCATATCCGGTTGCTTCGTAGAAGTTCTCGTACCCAGGAGCTGTGCCCTCAATCTTGAACACCTTGCCCTGCCAGACTGAATGTGAGGGTCTGGCTCCTGCATGAGCCGTTGTCTCGTAATACTCAGCTCCAAGCTCCGAAGCATACAACTCCGTCAGCTTTCCGGCTGTCTGATTTACTCCGGTCAGCAGAGCAGTTCTGATTGCCGTATCCAGTTTTGAGATATACCCACTGTCATACATGACTGATGTTCCTTTGACTGCCGCATCCCGGATAGCCTGTCTGATTGCCTCCTGGTACGAAAAAGCACCGGACGTAACCTTCATATAGGCTGCGTTCAGTGCCTGTATATACTCCTGCTGTGTGGCTATTGCCGTTGTCAGCGTGAGATTTCCTATCTCTCCCCTGCACTTCTCTGCGGCGGCCTCCATAGTTCTCTGCATCGCTCCAGAAAGAACAATATCAGATGTTTTCAGCTTTCCAGCTTGCAGTAGCGGCTTTGCATCCTGCAACATTCCGGTCAGGCCTGCATCCCGGAATAATCGCAATATTTCTGTATCGGATTTCCCTGTCAGAACACCAACTTCCCGGATTACATCATTCATCAATGCTCCGGACTGCTTCGCCTGTTTCAACTGCCACTCGGCTG